CGGGTTTTAAAGTATTTATTAATGTACTTCAAGAAAGAAGCTTCCTTTCTAAACTTAAATTTATTAAGCTTAGAAGTGACGTCTTATCTCTCATTGATTGGACTATAAGTCCAGAACCAATAGGAGATATATCGAAATCAGGTGTGTGATATATTTTTGCAAATTCAATAAGCTCTTTAGAGATTAATGATTTTGTCATATTTATATCAACACCAAGAAGTTTCATAAAATAGACATAGTTTTCAGCAACCTTTTGGTCAGCTATTATAACATCGTCACCTAAAACTAGGTAATTGTTAAAATTAGATTTATTTGCTTTAAGAGCAGATGCTCTAATAATAACATGATGTGTAATAGCAAGCATAGCTCATGATGAGTATGCCCCCATAGGTTGTCCAACTGTATATCTAACACTCCTTTTAAGGTAATGTCAGTCTATATTTTTGATTATAGCAGATCACAAAGATCCATTATAACCAAGCTGGTTTAAAATGTCTTCTTGTAAGTGTAAAGGTAAACGGTCTGTAGCAGCTGATAAATCGAAGCAATAAAATGTTTTTCCTCTGTTAATTCTAACAAAAGGTATTGTTATACCTCTTTGATCGAATGTAGCATCGGTTTTTAAATTCTTTAAACAACGAAATAAATCGTCGTGCAAAGGTTTAAATAAACATTGAATTCATCAATTAGTCAGAGCTACAACCCTAGCTTTACCCGCAGTATTATATACTACGGATAGCTTACCATTAATTGGTCTCTTACTTCATAGTAGTGATACTATAAAGTATGGAGAACCTAAAATTATTATGGTCAAAAACCAAAATAAAATTAGAAAAGACTTAGTCTCGATTAATAGAAGAAGGTAAGGTATTAATACCTTTGGTTTAAGAATTAAACCAAAAGCATCAATTTCCGAACCCCAGGTTGCGTTATGCGAATTTGGACCTGCTTTATTCGAATAGACTAAAGAAGCTTTATTAACTTTCAAAGAGTTGAAAACTCTAAGATCTTTAATAGATTTTTCTATAATATCCTTAGATAATGTAGTAGAATCTCCAGTTGCTGGATCAGTTATAGTGTTTAACTTAACTGGAACAGTAGTTGGTAAACTTCTAAATAGTCCAATGAATGACAATAATGCCACTATACTTCTAAAATCTTTACTAAACGTCCATTTCTGGATATCTAGAATTAAAGAATTAGGTAGTATAGCGGGTAACCCAGAAGAATGCACTCTAACGAGTACAGATGATGAATCATATGTACTAGTTAGCGGCGTCTTCGCAAAATATTTGATAAGAATAAAGAACACTCCTTTCATATACTTATGAAGGAATGTACTTCCATTCTTTTCTCATATCATGGAAAAACGAGTCTCTAATATAAATAAATAATCATTTATTTTAGATTTTCGCGTGTTCGTTATTCAGGTAACTACATGAATAAAAGGTATTAACTCTTTACGGGTTAATCACTGTTTATCCTTGTAGTCCTTCTTAGGAAAGAGTATTTCGAATTTTGATTTTATCATAATTTGTTATATTAATTCCTAATACAGAGGAAACTGTGAAAGTTTTATCGATAACTTCCAAACGCCTTCCTGAGATCATTTATCTATAAAAGATAGTGATTACAGGAAACCCGATTTCGGAAGACACTCATGCATACCACACTAATCGTTAGATTAGCACGGAACGCGCAAGCGTCTCGTTGACTGCTAAAAG